CTTTAGGAAAATAGAAGCGACTTTGCTTCTGTTAAGACTTGTCTTAGCCCTAACAGAAACCCACTGTCTAGCACCGACCCCAGTGCCACAATGGAGAATGTCTCTCATATACATTATCAACATGATGTATTAGCATGTCCTATGCATTCACCCTGCATAGACTGGGCTAGTCCATAATGATGATGCAAGCCTTGCTAATAGCAAGCATCCTCACCGACACTAGTATCAATTTTTAAAGATCAGAACGACTGAAGCTTTGCTTCACAGCAGGGCTTCACCCTATGGAGAACGCTAGATAACATTCTGCAAAGCCCTAAGGCTTTACGCAAGGCTATCAAATAAGCTCTGCTTATACAACAAATCCTGTCGTATCAAGCTTCGCTTTACCTTTAGCATACAGTCCGACAATGACTCCGTCATCATCAAGGTGTCTAACATCTGACTTGTCTCCAGAGACAACCCTGATTCCCTTGAAAGTAGCAGGGATATCTTGTTCCTTACGGAACACCACTGCTATTCTCATGTTGTTTAACAAAGCATTTTCGACATAAGGCTGAAAGCCTTCCACACCGGAATAGGAAAATGTCAGGTCATAGTTACTTGGTAACTCAGTGCGGTTTCCTCTCTTAGTGTAGTCATAGAATTGAGTGTTAGGAAAAGCAGCAAATATGTTTACATATTCAATGCCACTAACATCAGTAAAACCTACGGTTTCCCACCGAATGTCACTAGTACCATTCAGTCTGACTAAAGGCTTTAAGCCTTTCTTGTAAGCTTTCTGAATGAGCTTTGCAATATCAACAACAAGTTGTTGCATGAAGTCATTCCGATCAGTGAAAAACCATTCGGTTTTATTGATCCTAGCTTGCTGAACCGAGCTGAAAGCTCCACGACCTGCAGTGTTGAGGCAAGCCACATCACATTGAGCCTTCTTTGCCATAGGACAAGTGTTCCACTTGGTAGTGTTAGCCGGAGCTAAGTAAAGAATTCCAGTTAAGAAACCTAAGGTTTCACCCTTGATAGTTTTGGCATCTGACGACACCGAAAGCAAAGCTTTAGACTTGAACATACTGTTTCCTTAAGGAAGGTTGTGGCAACATTGCCGTTGAGGTTTCAATTATAAAGAGTTCCAATAACCCTGTCAATCACAGGGCTTTTCTGCTACCAACAAGGGTTTTACCCTTGAATAACAGTGCTTCATCGTAACATCCCATCCACTGCATTGCCTCAGCTTTGCTGAGTGTGTAGTGGGATTTCTTGAATCCGACACCAGTTACTTTGTAACCAAAAGCTTTGCAAAGCATCAGTTTAATTTGATCTTCCCAAAGCAGAGCTAAGCTAATAGTGCTAAGCACTATAGAGATTTCAATGAGAATTTGAACAACATCGTAATTTGTCATTTTGCTTCCTTCATGTCTTTCATTTAACTAAGAAAAGAAACTATTTCCTTTTCTCACTAAAGTGAAAAGGATAGTTTCTTTGTTAAATGAAAGACATGGAATCGGGCACATGTACGCAGATCTTCCTATATTTAAGCATTTTTTAATGCCAACATAGTTGTCATAAAAATGCGATTATAAATATAGGAAGTAACTACAGAGTTATCCACAGTTTGTTCTTGGCTCGGCTTGAGATGTTGTGGATAAGGTTGATTTGAGTTGTGGATAACTTTATTGGATCGGTGTTGTTTTTGTGTTGAATTGATTAAATTTTAAGCAGGACATGCTAGATTATATCTAGGGTGATAGATATACCGACCTTCTGTCAAGGGGGGTGTGCTTAAAAATTAGGCAACTTTCCAGTGATTTTTGAGGTGGTGAACCGATTTTGAATCAGTATTCAAAGATCTTCTAAGTCTTTGAATTCATTAAAGATATCTTTATCTTGAGTGAAATGCATTCTATGTCTTTGATTCACCTAAGATCTGCATTGCATTGCAGGGCTGCTACGGCTGCAGGGCTGGGCGGCAGCGTGGCGGGGCGGGGGCCAGCGGGGGGTGGTGCGTTATTGTATATGGCCTCGTACAAAAATCAGGAAAATAGAGTCTGTTAACCAAACTCCATATTTGGCAGCTCCCACACCGCCATAAATTAATTAGGGACAGATCAACTTCACCGATCTGCACCGTCAACTACCCAGAGATGTGTACACGCTAGTATAGGAATTGTTCAGTATTCTAAACAATTAGGGACAGATCAACACTACACATAAAGTTACACAAACAGCTACTAAGCGGTAACATATATGTTACTAGATAAGAACTATTCTCATTGAAAATTCATGCAACTTATAAGTATCTATCAAGAAACATCTTGATAGCTATAGGTTAAGAAGATACCCCCTATGGACCATTTTATTATTTAGCCAATATTTCTGATTGTTCCTACAGAAAAAGCTTGACATTGGTTTCAATATGTGTAAAACTACCCGTACCTGCACCATGTATGCTCTATGCATACAGGCGATACGAAACAAAGTATGAGCTACCTTCCGGCTACAGGTAAAGAAATGAGCTTGCAATCGGCTGCTGAAGAGAAAAGACTCAGAGAAGATAACAAAGGGGCCACTTTGTTGTCTTGCTTTGGACACTGGCAGTGGTACACCTTACACTGACCAGACTAGACTTGATGTGGGTACTTGTTAAAAGCTGTTGCTAAAAGGGTGGGCTAACAACAGCCATAGATGAACACATCCCTTATGGGCTTTCTAGGTGTATGTTCTAGATATTAGTGGTAGGTGGTATGTATTTCATAATGTGATATGTACCGTTCCCTACAGGTAATGGTAGTAGTTTCTTCACAAGATCTCTACCGTTACCTTCATAGACACTATAGACATACATTGGGATAGGTTGTTATGAGTAGCAATAAATGCTACCATACCACCTTAGCTAGGCTATGTGTGTTAGCATGAAGCATTATGAACTACTACACCCGACAACAGCTAGATGATAAAGGTTTAACAAACACATATCCCTACAGTGTAGCTACACAAGCTTCACTAGCGTTACACAGAGGTTATGTAGATAAGATGCATTTATTCCACAGTGATGTCTATTATGTTAGAGCAGCTATGGAAAAGAATACAGGATATGTATTTCCCTTAGACAGAGTAGAAGATGCTATGAGAGCTGAGGGATGGAAAGAACACAGACACCTACCAAGGAAGAAACAACATGGCAACAAAGAAAAGTACTGTTAATGCTGCTGGCAATTACACCAAGCCTACAATGCGTAAGGCGTTGGTAGCTAGGGTGAAGGCTGGTTCTGCTGGTGGAGATCCCGGAGAGTGGTCTGCTAGGAAAGCACAGCTTGTTGCTAAGAAGTATAAAGCTGCTGGTGGTGGTTACAAATGAAGCCTTCACAGAAGTCTTTAAAGGATTGGACAGCCCAGAAGTGGACAACTAAGTCTGGTAAGCCTTCTTCTAAAACAGGAGAGCGTTATCTGCCTGAAGCTGCCATTAAGTCTTTAAGCTCTGCTGAGTATGCAGCCACCACTAAAGCCAAGCGTGAAGGCACAAAGGCTGGTAAGCAGTTTGTTAAACAGCCTAAAGACATTGCTAAGAAAGTGAGCAAGTTCCGATGATTAAAAAAGGTAGTGAAGAGTTTAGCGGGTATAACAAACCTAAGGCTACACCAAAACATCCTACGAAGAGTCATGCTGTGTTAGCTAAAGAGGGCGACACAGTGAAGCTTATTAGGTTTGGACAACAGGGTGTTAGTGGTGCTGGCTCTAGTCCAGACACTCCTAAGGACAAGGCTAGGCAGAAGAGCTTCAAAGCTCGTCATGCTGAGAATATTAGTAAGGGTAAGATGTCTGCTGCATATTGGGCAGATAAGGTAAAGTGGTAACTAAAAGGAGAAACTATGGCTACCGATGCAGAAAAAGTTAAGATGTACCGTGAGAAGGCTAAGGACACTACTGTCCCTCAAGAGGTGCGTAACACCTACTTGGACAGGGCTAATGAGCTAGAGCGTAAAGCTTTTGAAGCTACTAAGGGTGCTCCTGTTACTCCTGAAAAGAAGATGATGTATGGTGGTATGCCTGTAAGAGGTAGCCGTACAGCCACTAACAAAGAGAAGAAGATGATGGGTGGTGGTTATGCCATGCCAGCTAAAACACCAATGGCTAAGGGTGGAGCTGTTAAAGCTCCTGCTGCTTCTAAGAAGCCTATGCTTGCCATTATGATTGGTGTTGGTAAGCCCCCTGCTAAAGATGCTCCTAAAGGTGGTCCTGCTAAATATATGGAGTTTTCTAACAAAGGAAAACCAAAAGGCATGGCTCCTGTTAAACCAATGGCTAAGAAGGGAAAGTAGTCATGAAAGGTTTAATGGCTCCTGAAGCAATGGAGGGATGTTATCCCATTGTTACTCCTGAGGAGAACAAGACAAACACTGAGCACACCATCAAGTATTGGAAGCTTGGCCCTGAGGCCAATCCTTCTGATGAGCCTGATAGCAGCCCAGAGTATTGGAAAGACATGGCAGAGACATGGCAATGCGATGATTCTGAAGCAAGACGTAAACGCTGTGCCAACTGCGAATACTTTAACAACACCCCAGAAATGTTATTTATGATGGATACTATTCCTCGTAATGCATTTGATACTGATGCTGGTGGTAGAGGCTATTGCCACAAGTTTGAATTTATCTGTCACAACCTACGGGTATGCACAGCATGGGAACTTAAAGAGTTTGAAAGCGAAGACTGATGGCTACTAAGAAACAAACAGCTAAGATAGGTAAAGTGATGGGTGAATATAAGGACAAGTCTTTACATTCTGGTAAAGGTGGTAAAGTTGTTACATCTCCCAAGCAAGCCATTGCCATTGCCTTGTCTGAAGCTAAAGTGAAAGCTAAGAAGTGAACAAAGAACCTAAGGTTAGGAGTGTAGGGAAGAGTTTAACAGCGGGGTCTGCCAACACTCTCTACACTTGTCCTGAGAATTTTGTAGCTAAGATGACTTTGTTATTCCTCTCCAATCATGGGAGTGGAAATAAAACAGTTACTCTTCAGTGGCGGGATGATAGTGCAAGTACCACCTACTACATTGTAGGTGGCTACACTCTCTCTGCCTATGGTTATTTAAAACTTGATGGTAGCTATCTTGTTCTTAATCCCGGAGACACATTAATAGTGACACCCGAAGCTGGTAGCACTATAGATGCCGTTGTCACTGTTGAAGAACATTATGAACAAGGACTATTTTAATCATGGCTAAAAGAGAACTAAACGATCAACAGAAGAGATTCATTGAGGTGTTATTTGCTGAGGCTGGGGGCAATCCTCACAAGGCAAGGCAGCTTGCTGGCTATAGCGAAGGCTACAACACCAAAGTACTTATGGAAACTCTTAAGGAAGAAGTGATTGAGGCCACACAGCTTTACATCGCTATGAACGCCCCTAGAGCAGCTATGGCTGTTGTTAGTGGCATTGCTGATCCTACAGAGCTGGGCTTGAAAGAGAAGCTCAACGCTGCTAAGGATTTGTTAGACAGGGCTGGTTTGGTGAAGACAGAGAAAGTTCAGGTGACAGCACCTAACGGCATCATGATTTT